GGGTACAGCAATTTTTTTAAAACCATGATATTATCTAAAATAGAAAAGTGGGTAAAGAATTGAGCAGCCGAAAAGGTTGCTTTTTTTATGCCCAATTGCAAAGGGGTTTAAAATGGATGATGGATATAACCGTATGTTTATGTATCAGCACCTTGCTGAAATTAAAGGACAAAATAACCTTTGTGATTGTAAGGGCTGCAATCATAATCGCTCTGGTCAATGTCTTGATAAGCCTTTGCTAAGTAATCCATTCAAACAGACTGGCTGTCTAAAACCGGCAACAGTATTGCAACAGGAGGTCGGAAAATGAAGTGAGAAAACAACCATCAAAACCAATCAAGCGAACCCAGGACGTTCTTGATATGCAAGATTATTTAAAAGCGGCATCCAACAGAACGGTTGAGGGAAGACGTAATTACATTTTATTTTTAATCGGCATCACAACCGGTTATCGGGCCGGTGATTTAGTTGGCCTAAAGGTCAGGGATGCCAGGGAAGCGATCCGGCATGGTTATTTTACAATCAATGAGGGGAAGAAATTCAACTCAAAGAATATCAGAAAGAAAAACCGAAAACCCCGGCAGGCTGAGATTCTTCCCAAGGTGGCCAAGGAGTTAAAATTATATATCACGGATAAGCGGGATTATGAATTTCTTTTTCCATCCCGGAAGGGTGGAGCCCTTGGTGTCCCGGCAATCAGCAAGAGTTTGAAGGATTCTGCAGCTTACTTTGGGATCAAAGTGATCACGGCGCACAGCATGCGTAAAACCTATGCTTATAAGATTTATATGGACAGCGGAAAGGATGTTGTGGCAGTAAAAGAACTGCTGGGACATTCCAGTATTGAAGAGACAAAACTATATTTAGGACTGGATCAAGAGAAGTATCACGAGTATTCAAAGGCATTATCTGACTTTGTACGGTGAGCTTTTTTTATTTTTTTAATGTTGAATGTTTAAAAAATGAGTGGGTGAACATTGAAGATCAGGATTTCTTATACTCTAGTAAGTAGAGAGCTGAAAAACTGAATGTGTGATTCACTAAGATAATTAAACATTCAAACGGAAAAATCCGAACGATAAGAGTATGAACGGTCAATAATGTTCGGATTTTTATTTGGGTATTTTGCCCTTAATTTGGAGGTGAGAGATTTGCAGTTAGTAGTAAAGCTGGATGATGGAACAGAGATGCCATTGAAAGAAGTTACTTCAATCGATGATAACAAAGAAAACACAATTGTATTATTTATAAATTCACATCTTAAACCACAACATTTGAACGAGTTAGAAATATTTCTGTCAATGAAGATGGGGCGAAGCGTTGTTGTATTAGATTCGCGTTTCAAAGATAAGATCTTGAGTGTGTAAACAGTGGCCGGTGCATTTGCAAAAAGAATATACAGTTCCAAACGCTGGACCTCAAAACGTAATTACATATTCCAGAAAAGGTTTGGAATATGTGAACGGTGTGGAAGACCAGGGGAAGAAGTCCATCATAAGATTTACCTGACACCGGAGAATATCCATGATCCTGAAATAGTTTATGGTGAGGATAACCTTGAGCTGCTATGCCGGGACTGTCACTTTGACGAACACCGGAAGACCAACCCGTTGGGTGATAACTTCAAGCGTCGGGTAAGGCTGACAAACAACGGCGTTTACTTTGATGATGCTGGCAATCCTCAGCCGGTTAAGCGGTGGCTGGTCTGTGGTGCTCCGGCATCGGGTAAGACAACCTATGTGATGGAGCATATGAACCATGGGGATCTGGTCATTGACTTTGATCTGCTTGGTCAGGCTCTTAGTCTGCAAAGCAAGGACGGACTGCCAGACAACCTGGTCGAGACAGTGGCCAGCGTTCGTGATCATCTGTATCATTTGGTTGAGACTGAGATCGTTGATGCAAGAAATATCTGGATCATTGCATCGCTACCTAAGCAGAACGAGCGTGAGCTGATTGCTGACCGATTAAAAGCAGCCATCATTGCGATTGATGTGGATTATGAAACCTGTTTGGGAAGATCAATGTTGGATGATAGCAGAAAAGATAAGGAATTGCAGAAGCAAATCATCACCCGGTACTTCCGCAACCACAAGGGGTAGCCCCCCTAAAAAATTGTGGGGTGGGGTCGAAAAGGACCGTCGGAGGTGGAAGCTCTTTGTTCCTCCACACGAAAATTTCAAAAAAGGAGGGGGGTTAAAATGTGACCGTATCCGAACAATTAGAAAAAGAGAAGAAGATCAGGGCGGAGAAAAACCGCATTGCCAAGATTTACAAGAATATCAACATGGATAAAGACATTACTAAAGTTTTGGACGGGCTTATTTCTGATGCTGCTTTTATGAGGGTGTCACTTGAAGAAGTCAAACTGAAACTGATTAAAGAAGGCATGATGGAAAAGTTTGTCAATGGATCACAGGAATTCATGCGGGAGAAACCGGAAGCCAAACTGTTTCTTAATTTTATGAAGCAGTATTCCAACACCATGAAGCAGCTGATTGATCTGATGCCGGTGCAGGTAAAGGATGAAGAACAGAATGAGCTCCTGCAGTTTTTCCAATCCGGAAAGGATGCGGTTAAAAAATGAGCCGGGCTGAATTTATTGAGGAATATTACGACGCCATCATGTCTGGGGACATTGTGGCCGGGCGCCGGATCAAACAGGTTTATAGCAAGCTGATGCATGACCTTAAGCACCCGGGGCAGTTTGTCTTTGATGAAGAGCTGGCCAACCGGCCCATTAATTTCATCGAAACATTTTGCAAGCAGGCCCAGGGTGTATTAGGAGAGCCGCTTAAGTTGATGCTTTTTCAGAAAGCAAAATACCAGGCGGTCTATGGTTTTGTGGATAAAGAATCACGGCTGAGAAAATACGGTGAAGTCCTAGACATACGGGGCAGGAAAAATGGAAAGACAACGGAGCTGGCTGCTACCAGTATTTATATGACCATTGCAGATGGGGAAAGCGGGGCAGAAAACTATTTTATCGCTACCAAGCTTGATCAATCCCAGAAAGGTTTCAACGAAGCCTGGAACATGATCGCCCAGAGCAAAGCATTATCCAAACATATCCGGAAGCGGAAATCAGATCTTTACTTTGATCCCAATTTTTCATTTATCAAAGCGCTGTCCAGTAATCGCAATGGGCTTGACGGTCTTAATTCACACTGTGTGATTATAGATGAGCTGGCAGCCATTAAAAACCGGGATCTCTATGATTTGATGAGACAATCAATGTCTTCCCGGGATCAGCCGCTTTTGACCTGTATCTCGACCAATGGTTTTGTCCGGGAGTGCATCTTTGACAGCCAGTATGAGTATGCCTGTAAGGTGCTGGATGGCAAGGTGGTTGATGAAACGTTCCTGCCATTCATCTATGAGCTGGATGACCGGGACGAATGGGATAAAGAAGAATGCTGGCCCAAAGCAAACCCGGGGCTTGGTGTTATCAAGAAAACCGAAGTCCTCCGTGGTTTTGTGAATAAAGCAAAAGAAGATCCGGCCTTTAAAGCCACGGTCATGGTAAAAGATTTCTGTGCCACCGAAAATGCAGCCACCGCATGGCTACGCTGGGAAGAACTTTACAACCCCGAAAAATTCGAGGTTAAGGAGATGGGTTTTCGCTATGGCATTGGCAGTTTTGATTTAGCCGAGACAACAGACCTTGCAGCCGCAAAAGTGGCCTGCAAAAGAAGGGATGATGGCAAAGACTATTATTTATCCATGTACTGGCTACCGGAAGAAAATTTGAATAATAAGGAGCTGCTGGATCAGGTACCTTACCTGTTATGGGAAAAGCAGGGATTACTCAGGGTATGCCCGGGAAACCGGATTAACCCGTATCATCTTTTGGAGTGGTTCATCGAGGTTCAGGAGGAATATGATATTTATATCCCATGGATTGGGTATGATCCATGGCATGTTGATGCCAGTTTGCTGCAGGCATTCCAGAATTATTTTGGCAAGCAGTCGATGATTCCGGTGCGTCAAGGCGTTCATACCTTATCCATGCCGATGAAGGAGCTTAAGGCCGAACTGATTGCCAAGCAATCGGTTTATAATGACCATCCCATTGATAAATGGTGCCTAAAAAATCTTGAGGTAAAGGTAGATATTAACGGCAATATCCAACCGGTAAAGGGTGTGTCCCAGACACAGAAAATCGATGGCGCGGTGGCCATGATTATTGTCAAGGTGATCCTTCGGGATAAAATGGCAGAATATTTAAATATGATTTAGGAAGAGGTGGTTGAGTGTTTGAAAAAGTAAAACAATTTTTTAATAAAAGCCCGACAGTGACTACATTTGAAATGATCACCGAGCGGGGCAATGGTTTCTTTGCCTGGAATGGAAATCTTTATCATTCAGATCTGGTGCGTTCGTGCATCCGGCCAAAGGTAAAAGCCATTGGGAAGTTGACCGCCAAGCACGTCCGGCAAACCGGATCGGATTTTAAGGTTAACCCTGATGTTTATATGCGCTTCCTACTGGAAGAACCAAATCCTTACATGACCGGTCAGATGCTTCAGGAAAAGCTGGCTACTCAGCTGCAGCTTAACAATAATGCTTTTGCGTATATTGCCAGAGATGCCAATGAAATGCCAGTAGCCATTTATCCCATACCGGTGACAACGGTGGAGGCGGTTTATAATTCCTCCGGAGATTTGTTTTTAAGGTGCTACTTGCTGAACGGCAAACTGGTCACCTTCCCTTATGTGGATGTGATCCACCTGAGACAGGATTTCAATACCAATGATATTTTTGGGGAAAGTCCCCAGCAGGCATTGGCTCCATTGATGGAAATTGTAAACACGACCGATCAAGGGATTATCAAGGCGATTAAAAACAGTGCGGTTATAAAGTGGCTGCTTAAATTCAATACAACCTTAAGGGTTGAAGATATCAAAAAAGAAACTGATAATTTCACGAAGACCTTTTTAAGTATCGGAAACTCTGGTGGAGCTGCAGCAACTGATTCAAAGATGGATGCTGTTCAGGTCACCCCACATGATTATGTTCCCAATGCGCTACAGATGGATAAAACCACTCAGCGTATTTTTTCATTTTTTGGTACCAATGAAAAGATTATCCAAAGCCGGTACAACGAGGATGAATGGAACGCTTACTATGAAGCAGAGATTGAGCCCTTTGCCCTGCAGATTTCCGGAGAATATACAAGAAAACTGTTCAGCCGAAAGCAGCGGGGTTTTGGAAATTCGATTATGTTTGAGTCATCAAATCTGCAGTATGCCAGCATGAGCACCAAACTGGCATTATATCAGGCTGTGGATCGTGGTTCCATGGTACCAAACGAATGGCGTAAAATTTTAGGAAATCTGACCCCGTTACCCGGTGGTGGAGTGTTATCATAAAAGTGCAGTCCCAAATTGCAAGGAAATGAGGTAAAATAAGAATAAAAAGGACTGACTAGTGATGAAAAAAGTATATAGTGCC